GTTGCGAACGCTCGCTCCAGTCGGCTATAAAAGACGCCGACAAAATGGACGCAGGCTTACGCCCACGGACCCATGTCTTCATACCCAGACGGGATGAAGATTGTCTTCATTTTCCATTCAACGCGATCCCGAATAGTAAAAGTCCCAAGCCCCGGCAAACGGTCAAGTTTGAGCAAATCGAGGATGTCAGGTACAAAGACCTGAACACCTCTGCCCATCCATGATCCGCGTGTCGGAGACTGGGGTTTCGCTATCAAGGACAGGAGAGCGGGGATATAATCCCAGAACCGATACCGTCGCGGTACCGGCACTTGGACGTTTATCCATACGCCATCCCAACCCCTACCTTGATGCTTCCTGTTTAAAGACCACGCTGCAGAGCAGTCGTGGACTACAGTACTAATCGAAGTAGGTCCTCGTCGTTGGAAATGCCTCGGTAGCCTGTAAACCAGATCCTTCCAGAGGGGCCGCAGCCGCCGGTCACGAGAGTGACCGTCAGCCGAAAGCCGCTTGGCAAGGATAGAAACCTGATTTACGAGGGTTAGGGTGCCCAGCTCATTGAGCGGCTCCTTCCAATAAATCGGAGTGACTGGGACGCCCAGGAAGGCGTCAGAGCCACACGACTCACGGAAGGGACCGCTTGAGAACGACTTCGAGGAGTTAACCTCGAAGCCGGAAGCTTCAAGCACCTTGACGATTAACTCAACTGACCCTGTAGGTACCACCAGGTCGTCACCGTAAACGGTAACGTCCGGATGGACTGCACTGCAGAGGGCGTAGAACAGCAGACTCTCGAGTTCGAAAGTGTAACCGTTCCCCATACTCGACCACTTCTCGTAATTTCGCCACTTGCCGTTGAGGCAGTAAGCGGGACTACGCAGCGCGTCGAATACGGTCACCCATGGCTCGGGCAATAAGCCCAGTACCACGTCCTTTGAGACAGTGTCGGAGGCAGATGCGAGATCGAGGGTCGCGTACTTTCCAGTGCGCGACCCCTCGGACGCCCTCCGTTGATTAACGGATTGGTCGTCCAGGTCGACGCCGAAGAGCTTTAGGCGCCTACGCAAATAGGCGCCGAGACCCTTCTGCATCCATATGTTCCACCGCGGTTCCACCGCAATGGGACGATCGGTCTTCGCATTCTTAGAGACGAATGTGACCCTGTTACCCCTGGCAAGCTCTAAATCGAGCCTGCCAGTTCCGACGTTTCCCACAAACAACTCTCCTAGCCTAGTAATAGACGAGAAGACGTTGAGATATGGGTACGCGCCGGGAGTAACAGATCCGGGATTTGATAATTTATTGTATGCGGCCGTCAAACCGCGTACCGTAGAACCATCCGCGCCCGGTCCGAAGTCACAGAGTTCTGTCCAACCATAAAGATCGTCACCTAGTATCTCACCGATTTTTCTACGAGCAGAATGGAATATTCTCTCGTAGTCGCGGAGGAAGTTTAATTCCCCCCGACGGTGGGCTTTCCAGATGACGTTCGTGTTGCGACATTTCTCCTCGGACTCTTCAAACTTTCCGACAGCAACGGCCCTAGTGTCTATAGACGTAGGCAGCCACTTAGCTTTTGACAAAAGCTTCGTGGACTGATACGCCCTAAAAAACATTTCGGCGTCGTTATAGTCCATCGGATTGATCTGAAGATGAGCAAT